CCAAGGCGACCTCACCAGGTGCGGAGTGCTCGGCTGGCGCCTCAAACGATGGTCCGGACTGGCCTCCGACCTTACGATCCCGCACCTCCGCAAGCAGTTCCGGTCGCTCGCGCGCACCAAACACGTCGTTATCGACGACGACCACGAAGAGCTACTCATCCGGACCTACGTCGGTCACGACGGACTTCTGGCCCAACCACTCGTCGTCGCAGCGATGGTCCGCGACTTCCAAACCGTCACTTCACCCACGATCCGTACCGCGATCCTCGCCGAACTACGCCGGCTCTGGGACGACGACGACACCATCGACACCAACCGGCGCGGTCTGCTGCTGCTCCTCGGTGTCGACCCGGCCACGCTCGATCTCGGTGGGCCCAAGCCTGAACAAGTCTCCCGGATCCGGAAGGCTATCGGAGAGGGTCTGTCGAAGGAGACCGCAGAGGCTATCCGAGAGGGTCTCGTAGACCCTTACCTAGAGGGTCCAGTAGAGGGTCTACCGGAGGGTCTACCAGACCCCCTCACGCGCGTACACCTGCGCGGGCCCGCGCGCGCACACCCGCGGATGTCTCCATCTCCTACTCCATCTCCTACTCCAATCCCAATCCCCGACCCTCCGGACGACGACACCGCATGGGAGAACCAGCTCACCCCCCAACCGGCGCGCGCCCAACTTGGACTTGCCACCGAGGACCCGTTCTGATGGCCACCCCCACCGAACTCGCCAGACTCGCCGCCGCCATCACCGTCCTCCGACCCGACTGGCCCGCCGTCAGCATCCGCACCCTCCTCGACAAACCCACCCACCGCGACCGCCCCATCCACGACCTCACCGTCGCCCTCGCCTGGATCGCCACCGACGGCCACAGCCACACCCCCGGACGACTCGACAAACACGGACCCTGGTGGACCTGCCTCAACGCCGACGCACAACCAGGACCACCCCGCATGACCCCCGGCGAATTCACCTACCCCGACGCCACACCCATGCCCGACCACCTACGACAACTCGTCGCGGAACACCAAGCCAAACGAACCAACCCACGATCGACGTCGCCTCGGCCGATTCCGGACTGTGCGTTTCCGGATTGGCCGGTGTCGTCGCCGATCGATGTGAAGCCGAAGGAGTGCTACCTGTGATCGCCCCCACGACACCTACGCCGAAGCCTCGGGACGTCCTCGACATTGCGCACGGGTTCATCCAGGACGTGCTTACAACGGTCAACGACCGCACGGAGAAAGCGACCCGGCTACCCGACAAGATCGGGCTCGCGGTCGCGCTCAGCGTCTACGGGCTCGCGACTGAGATGCGGCGGCAGAACGAGCTGCTACAAGGCCGCGCCGAAGCCGCTGGCGTCGGCCCGAGCGGTCTGTTCCTGCCGGCGGGGATGAGCCGATGAGACACGGCCGGCACGCCAGGACGCGCAAGGGTCGGGCCGGCGGCCGTGCCCCGGTCGGCCCCGAGGTGATGAGTGCCTCTGAGGCCGCGCTCTCGAGGCTCGTGGCTCCCTGGCCGCAGCCGGGGCACGACCTCCCGATGGTGCCTGTCGCGGTGCTGCTGGTGCGGATCGCGGAGATCCGCCGGCTCCGCAGTGTGCTCGATAGGACGGTCATCTGGCTCGATGACTTCCCAGCCTCCGACGGCGGGTACGTAGGCCCATCGACAACCGACGCAGGAAAGGGCTACTGAATTGACCCGCAACCCCGCCGCCGCGGCGATCGACGAGCTGCTCCTCGTCGTCGACTGGCTCGCCGGCAACCTGCTCCCCGGCACCCATCGGCCCTACATCCCCAGGCAGTTGTCCGCTGAGAAACAGGCCGAGCTCGCACGCAAAGCCCGCGAGACGGACTTCCTTGAGTACCGGACCTACCACGCCGTGGTCGACATCGGCACCGGCGTACAGATCCCACTCGGTGAGAGCCCAGCACCGATGAACCTCGAGATCGCGGAGCTCCTCGCTGACATCGCCGCCGCAGCGAGCAGCATGTGTCAGCTCGTGACCCTCGCCGGCGGCGCGAAGCACCTCGGCCTCGAACCGCTCCTGCCCGCGCAGCACGCCCACACCGACCCTCGGCCGTACCTGCAACGAGTCCGCGACGTGCTGCCCTGGTCGCTCACCGTCTGGGACACTGTCGAATCGACCTGCCACGCCCTCACCCGCCGCGGTCACGTGCTCCTCGGGCTGTTCGGCGACGGCCAGATGCTCAAAGCGCTCTGCCCGTGGTGCGACGGCCGGACACCCGCGCACCCCAGCGGTGGCCAGCAGACACTCCGGGTCTGCGCCGAGGTCCCGAAAGGTCAGACCGTCGCGACCGTGCACCCCAACGACCTGCGGTGGCTCGTGATCTGCGAGTCAGCGCTGTGCGAGCCACCGTCCGAGGATTTCGGTGAGTGGTACCGCGGCCGGCCGGCGTGGTCGCTCCGCGCGGAAGGCGACTGGCTCGCCGCACGCCTCGAGATGAACCTCGACGCCGCTGTGTCCTGACCAGCAACACCTGCGCCGCCGAGCGACAATCGACGACGTGAGACCAGCAACGCAGGATCAGCTCTCACGCGTCGCGCGGGTCTACCGCGAAGCCGGCCGGCGAGGTGAACCACCCACGAAGACCGTCGCGGCGCAACTCGCGATCAGCATCGACGCCGCCAGGAGCCTCGTCCGTCGTGCCCGTGCAGCAGGTCTGCTTCCGCCGACCGCCGAAGGCCGTCTGACGCGCCCGAGTCACGCCGCGGTGACGGCACGAGCGGGCTCCGTAAGGTTCCTGATCTGCCGTACATGCCTGACACGCTGGCCGTGCTCAAAGTGGCGCGAAAGTTGACACGGTTGCGGCCGAGCTGTTTCATATCGGGCTAGCGACGCTTTTGCCTAGACCCGGCTGAGGCGTCGTCTTCACGTTCAGACCCAGGCGGTGAACCGATGCCGCCACGCGCTGACCTCGAGGTCTGGAAACCGCCGCAGATCGACGTCCGGCTCACCCAGCACCCGCTGCAGTGCGAAGCCGCGGAATGCACCGTCCCCGCGGCGATGCAAGCGATCGTCCTCGCCGACGACTGGGGCCAGATGGCTGTCGTCGCGGTCTGCGCCGGGCACCTGCAGGTCCTCCGCGGCCACCGCGGTTTCCAGGCATACCCGTTCGGTGGGCTGCCACCGTTCGACGCGGTCCTCGCGACGGTCACGACCGAGATCGAACGCCGGATCCGGGCGCAGCAGCAAGCGACCGCGCGATGGATCCACCAGCAGACCGGCACGGTCACGATGGCCACCGGCAACTTCACGATGAACTACGTATGACCACCCGACCGAGGTGGTTCGCGCTCGGCGAAGGCGTCGTCGAGGAAGTCGAAGCCGCCGCAGCGACCGCCAACGCGCTCGCTGACCCGTACCGCGCGACACCGTCCACCGCGACCTGGCCATGCGGTCACCGGCGCACCACTGCCTGCCGGTTCGACCGCTGCACCGTGCTCCGCCCATTCACGTGAGGTAGCCATGCCACCCACCGGACGCGGCCGCAACGGCAAATACGAACGCAGCGTCGACGACGCCGAACGGATGCGGAAGGCGCTCCGCTTACGCCGCGACGGTCACTCCTACCAGGAGATCGCCGACGAGCTCGGGTGGGCCAGCAGGTCGAGTTCGTTCACCGCGATCAAGAAAGCGATCGCGGAGATTCCCCGCGAGGCAGCCGAAGACCTGATCCAGCTCGAAGTCGAGCGGCTCACTGCCCTGATCAAGAAAACCGTCGAGATCATGCGCGGCGAGTACGTGAAGGTCGACCACGGGCGCATCGTCCGCGACGACGACGGCAACGCGATCCTCGACCCGATGCCCCGGCTACGGGCGATCTCGGAGCTGCGCCGGCTGTCCGAATCGCTCCGCGAGCTCAAGGGCATGGACGCACCGAAGCGGCGGATCATCGAGGTGCCGAACGGCGACGACCTCGAGAAGCTGATCGCGCTGGCCGAGGCTGAGGTCGCGGAAGCCGAGGCGATCGAGAATGCCCAGCGCAGCCTCTCCTGAACGGCTGGTCTACTACGCGTCGCTGCAGCAACGGCTCCGCAAGCGCCGGCTCGAACCGTCGAAGGTGTTCGAACGGCTCGGGTACGAGCCGAACTGCTCCCCGCGGATCAACGCGGCGAAAGCGCTCGGGTTCGAGTTCCCGGCCGACGCGATCGCCGCCGGCGCCGGTGACGACCTCTCGCCGCTGTGCGGCAAGTGCCCGCAGGAACGGTTCCACGCCGCGACGGAGTTCGACGTGCTGTACGGCGGCGCGGCCGGCGGCGGGAAGACGAAAGCCCTGCTCATGGAAGGGCTCAAGTACGGCGCGGCGCACCCTCGGCTGCGGATCGGCGCGTTCCGACGGACATACCCCGAGCTCGAAGAGTCCCTGATTGCCGAGCTCGCCCGGATCCGGTTCGCGATCGACATCGGCTGCGATTGGAACAGCGGCCGACACGAGTTGCGGTTCCCGAACGGGGCGCTGCTGATGTTCCGGTACGCCGAGACGCTCGTGCACGCCACCCGCCGGCAGGGCGGCGAGTACCAGCTGCTGCTGTTCGACGAGCGCACCCTGACCCCGCCCGACGTCGTGAGTTTCCTGTGCTCCCGGCTCCGGTCGGGCCAGGCCGACGTCCCCGTGATCGGGGTCCGGTCAGGCAGCAACCCCGGCGGTCCCGGACACAGCTCGGTCAAGGTGACCTACATCCACGGCACTGACTACGGCGAGAAGATCACGATCGACGACCGCGGTCGTAGCGTCGCGTTCATCCCGTCGAAGGTCGCCGACAACCCGCATCTCAACGTCGAGTACGAGAAAGACCTCCAGGCGCTGCCGCCAGCGTTGCGGGCCGCGTTCCTCGACGGGTCGTGGGATTCGTTCGTCGGGCAGGTCTTCGGAGAATGGAGCCACGACCGGCACGTCGTCGGTCGGTTCCCGATCCCCGCCGAGTGGATGCGCTACGTCGGGATCGACTACGGGTACGCGGCGCCGTGGTGCGCCATCTGGGCGGCTCGCGACCAAGACGGCCGGCTGTGGCTGTACCGCGAGATCTACAAGACGCAGATCGGGGAACGTGAGCAGGCGCAACTGATCCTCGAGGCCGAACGCGGCGGCGGCGACCCAGCACCGATGCGCGCCGCTGACCCGTCGATGTGGGCGAAGACCGGTGAGAGTATCCCGATCGCGAGCAGCTACGCCCTTGAAGGCTGCGGGCTCGCGCCGGCTAACAACGACCGGCTCTCCGGATGGGCGCGGCTGCACACCTACCTCGCGGACGGCCCGGCCTGCCAGATCCACCGGGACGACCCGGACTGGAAGTCCAGCAGCTGCCCGATGCTGCACGTACTCGCCGGGACGTGCCCGAACCTCGAACGGACGCTGCCGAGCGCGCCTTACGACCCGAGAAAGGTCG